AAACGGAACTCACGGCCATGAATCTTCAAGCGGGTGCCTGAATTGGGGCGGACGACAACGAAGTCGCCAACTTTGCAACTAGAACCGTTTGGAAAACGGGTAGCGTCTTTGTAACAGTCAGGTCCCATCTTTACTACAAAAAGTACTGGGGTCAGTATTTCTTCGTAGTACATGGTCTTGCTGTCTTTTACGATACCAACATCACTATCAGCATACTCTTCAATCGCTTCAGGAACGACAGTCAGCATGTAGAAAGTAGATGGGTCGGGCAACTGCTTAGCCTTGTCTTCGTTACTAGCATTCAAAATGCCAGACAAGTCCACAGCGGAAACATCAAACTCACTCATCGGAATACTCCATTTTTTGCACAAGGTCTTTGACAAGTTGTTCTGCATGTGTCAGACCCCGGATGACACCGCAGACATGCCGATACTCGGCAAAATCTTTTGCACCTCCTCCTGCGAGGAAGGAAACTTGATCGCCGCGAAGCTTGTCAACTTCTTTGGCTAAATACTGAAGCGCTTGTGTGCTCACTTATTCTCCTTCTTAGGGGATTGTTGTCTTTGTTGTGCTGACTGCACAGCCATCTGAGCCTTGTGTTTAGCAGCATCGATGCCCATACGCATACCTTCGGTCTGCTGTTGTTTTTCGGCTTTATCTCTAGCTGCAGCAGCTTGAGCGCCGACTTGCATTCCTGCAATATCTTTCTGTGTTTGAATGCGTAACTCTTCAACGCGAATGCGGTCAGCTTTTTCAGCAGCATCAATCTGTTGCTTCTGTGCTTTTAACTGCAACTCTTGGCCCTTCAACTGCAACTCTTGCATTTGCATCTGAACGATCGGGTCTTGCATCTTCTGTTGTGCAGCTTGCTGTTGAGCTTCTTGCTGGTGTTGTTGTAGCAACATCTGCGATGCTTGTGCCGCTTTGATAGCAATCTCATCCGCCATCTCTTGCGGTACGCGCTCAGTTTTACCTGTTTCTTCGTCTTTAGCAGGCAACACCATACCCATAGCTTCCTCCATCTGACGACGGTACTCAAAGCCAATGTGCTCGTTGATGTGAGCCATAGCCGCAGCCATAATGCCTTGGGCTTGTGGGTTCATCTGCATTAACTGCTGAATCTTCGGGTCTTGGATTGCAGCCATGTGAACTCTGATATGAGCCTCATGGTTTTGTTCCATAAATGCTTTGACAGGCTTGTGAGTGAGAATGTCTTGGTTCTCTTGAATCGGGTCTGTTGGTTCAGCATCCTCTTCAGTTTTGACGAGCTTGTCAGCGTTCTTAACGCCAAGTATCTCAATCATCTGGCGATGCAATAGAGCCATGTCATAGAGTTGCGGAGCAGTCTGAGCTAACTGCAACACAGCCTGATATGTAACGATCTTCTGCGCCATAGTTGCAGCGTTTGGATCACTGACTGGAATGACGTCTGTTGAGTCATAGTCCGACTTCTTAGCCTTACGACCTGCGTCTTCAGGCTCGTAGTCATACTCTTCTGGTGTGTAATCCGCAATGATGACTTTCAAGAGCTTGAACTCTTGTTTCATCGTGTAGTGCAGACGAGCTTGCACCGCAGTAACTACTTTAAGAGTGCGCTCTAAGATGGCTAATGTCGTACCGACAGGAGCCTCATTGCTCATGTCTGATACTTGCATGTCTCCACTTGATGCAAAAGCTCGCCCTTCTTGGACGATCTGCTGGAACAAGCTCATCAATACTTGGCTTGGCTCCTTATATGGAAGCGGCAATATGTTGTCACGGATACTGCCACTTGGTACGTCTACATCCCTGAATTCTCCAGGTTGAATTGGCGTGTCATCACCCTTAATGCGAAGTCCACGCGACTTAAGACCTCCGGGGAGATTTGACAGGGTTCCTGCGTCGACAAGCTGGCGGATGAGCATGGTTGCTGATTTGGCGTATCCTCCGATAAGGTGGATAAGACCGTAACCATAGAAGCCAAAACCGGGGATGTATTGGTAGTGAACAAAGTGTTGTCTCTTTGTGTGAAGTACGTCATCTTCATACCAATTCCTTCTAATAGCTAAGATAGTGCGTGAACTCTTCTCTATGGTAACCACATATGGCAGAGCAATCCCAGTCTCACGACCTTTTTTATCTGTATGCTCAAACCCTTTTAGGTCTAAGTTGACATGCATCTCAAGGATGCGGAAGCGATCATCTTGTGTCGCGTTCATCCCTGTCTCTTCAGCCTTTTGCTTCTCGATGTCGTCTAACTCATAACCAGGTTCCCCAAGGTCAACATCTGCATAGAACCCAGCTTCTTGTAGACGAATAACCTCTTGCTCGGTCTTGCGCATGACGTGAGTTACACGTTCTGCGTCCTCAATGTTTGAGCTGCCATATGGCACAACGATGTCTTCTGCTGGAATAAACACAGCAACTTGACGATTCTTATTAGGGTCAAAGTAAATCTTCTTAAACGCTGAACCTGCTAGTGGCAATGACCACAGCATCTTCTCGTGTTCAGGTCTGTACTCAGTCATCACATCTGTGAGCTGGTAATTCATGTCGTCACGTACGCGCTCTGCGGCTTCTTCGCGTAACTTATTGATAGCGCCAACAATCTGGGTCTTTACAGGACCTTGTGCTGGAAATGTCTCCATCATGGCTTCCGATTGAAACCGGACAACTGACTCAGTTAGCATTGGATGGAACACACCACACGCGCCTTGCCAAGGTTCTGTCCGCTCTTCGTAGTTCAGCCCCAAGAGCTTCAGACCATCGACATATGTCTTGATCCAGTCCTTGCGATCCATCGTATCTTTTTCAAACTCACTTACCAAGTCTTCTGCAATACCTGATAAGTCGCCGTCATCCATGTACTCGGCTAAGTTAGCATCAAAAGTATCCGCTGTTTCTTTCTCAGGCTTTAACTGAATCTCTATGTCACCAAGCCCAATATTTACAGACTCAGGGTCTTCGATCTCAATCTCCATAGGAGCTTCTTCGCCCATACCCATGATCGGACCTTGATAAAGTGCTTTGTCTAACATGATGAATCCTTAAACCGTGTAGAACCGCTCTTTGGCGCGGCGGCCTTTAAACCATGTGATGTCTTCTGGCTCGTCCGTGTCAAGTCGGATAAACCCACCATTCCTGAATCTTAACAGCGCAAGGGTAGTGGAGTCCACTAAGTCGTCGTTAGCTCCGGACGGGAAGTCATTGCATTCCTCAATAACTTCTTTTGCCCACCTGCGATCTGGTGCGTAGACGATCCCACCTTGAAACAGTGACGACACCGCATTCACACGCGCTATCTTGTCTTGTCCTTTGCCAGGAGTGAACTCCCCCACGGGTATCCCCATGCGTCTGAACTCTTGATAAAGTACAGAGCCGTTGGACTTTTTCTCAACCATGAACGCGTCTGGCTCCCACTCCTTGTACTCTTCTAGTACGAGCTTCTTCAAGTCTGGGTACTCCATGCGCTTCTTAATAGCATTGAGCAAGATGATGCTGTGGTTGTTAGTCTCCTCGTTATAGAAGACCCCCCAAGTAGTCAAGGCGTTGTAGTCAGCACGGGTGTTGGCTTCTTGAGCCGCGTCCAGACTCATGATGATGAACTCGCACTGGGGAGCATCTTCTTTGTCCCAGATGCGCCACCATTCCTTCTTTATTAGTGCGCCCTCTTCTGATACAGGATTCTGCATGTACTGGGCTTCCCAATACCGCACGTCCATACCAGCCTTTTTAGATAGCAATTCCTCTAAAGTCCAGAACTCGCCCCATAGTGGCTTGTCATTTAGGATGGCTGGGAACTCGACCACTTCCCAAGGGTCAACGTCTTCTTCGCGCTCCATTTGACTCAGTATTTGTCCAGTTAGGTCCAGTTTGGACCATCTAGTCATCACTATGATGATTGCGCCTCCCGGCATAAGACGCTGTAGAGGACCAGACATAAACCACTCCCAAGCAGGAAGAAAAACATCAGGTCTTCCAGTTTTTGCCTCTTGCTCAGAGTGAGGGTCGTCAATGATAAATAGGTCAGCTCCACGCCCAGCAAGAGCACCACCCACACCAATAGCAAAGTATTCTCCATTGAAATTTGTCCCCCATCGTGATGCTGACTTAGAGTCAGATTGCAGTTCTACCTGCGGAAAAATGTCTTTATACGAATCTGAACCCACAAGGTTACGAACGCGGCGACCAAAGTTAACTGCCAAATCAGCAGTGTGAGACGCCATAATGACCTTCTTATGGGGGAATTTGCCCAGAAACCACGCTGGTGCAAGATAGGA